TGGTCCCATTGGACCAGGAGCGCCTTTTAACGATTCTCTTTGTTGGGTTGTAAGCTCCTCAAATCGCATGACACCGTCCGCACCTTTTGGTCCCGTTTCGCCACGTTCGCCGCGGTCGCCTTTTGGTCCTGTTAAGTATTGAAGCGATGCAAATCTGTCACGGCCGTTACCGACCTTAACCTTTCCTGTGTCGCTCTCAACACCTAACTCACCATCAAGCAGAACAAGTGGACTGTTTGCCCAATCGCTCGCTGACATACGTTTGTGTTGCACCCTAATTGGTATTGTTTCCGTCATGTTCTACCTCCATCAAAAATAAATGTTGGATTTTCGTTCCAACTTCCGTCATAACTAGCATTCTGACCGTCCGCAACCGTCTTATAGACAGGCGCAAACTCAATACGATTTGTCCGATTATCAACCGTTGCAAATTGAACTGAGTTCTGATACCAGTCACCCGAGAATGTCAGGCGATAGCCGTCGTTGTAAACCGATAAGACTTGTTCCTCTTTTTGAGTTAAGTCTTTGTCAATCTCTGGCAAGTGTGGATTAGCAGGCTCAAAATGAACGTGTCCACCATAGAACGGATTCTTCTTGATTATCACAGTAACGTCCGTCTTTCCATAAGTCGTACATGTTGCTGACCAACTAATAACATACTGCTTACCTAGCTCAAAGCCTTCTCCATTGTGTCCGACTTCGACATAATCAGTACCGTAGGCGATTTTCTTAGCAGTGCTACCGTTGAGGCGGTTTCTGTTGTAAATAGCTGTCCCGTCTCCACCAATCAGTCCTGCGTTAATTCTTGCGGTCTCGCTGACTTGTTCTAATTTCTTACTGAGTTCCGCTATTGAGTCCGCACCACTCATCAACTCTTCACGAATACGCTTTAAGAACTCAGGACGCTCTTTCTCCACTTCTTCATGGATTTTAGCGCTGAAATCTTGAGCTTTGTTTTGGTATTCTTTTACAACGTTATCAATCTCGAGTTGTATAATACGAACCTTTTCGTCAATCTCTTTGTTTCGTCTTTCGACTTCATTCGCAATAGATTGTTCGAATAGTGATTCGCTAAAGTCACCAACTGCTTCCTTGATAGCTTGCTGACGACTTGCACGGTCTTTAGCTTGTAACGTTTGATAATCTCCAAGTTCAGCTACTGAACGGTTATTATCCAATTTATCGATGACTAATTTATGGATTCTAGCTTCAAAAGCAATCCCTATCTGGTCTCTTACGATTCCAACGCTGTCACCGATCCAAATATCTTGCTCAATCGCATTGGCTAAATCTAATAGATTGGCTTTAAACGTAACGATTGGAACAGATAAGCGTTGTAACTCTTTGTAAGTCGCTTTTAATAACTCAGTAGGATCTTCAATATCCTCATTGGTATATACACCGAAACGATGCTTAATAACGCCATCTTGATGTAATCCATAGATATTTCTAGCAGTTTCATTTGTTACATAATTCTGCCCCGCTGGTTTATCAACGGGGTCTCCATTTGCAACCGACCAAACAACATCTTTAAACTGGATTCTACGACCGTAACCGCCCGTAGCTTCTCCATTCTCATCCGTGCTTTGTTCACCCTTACCACGACCAATCAAGGCCGTTACAACGTCGTCAGACGATTCTTCGTATGTAACATTCAGAATGTTAGTGCCATACTCGAACTGATGACCTGTAACACGTCCGAAGCGTTGATTCAGGTCAATGTATCGTCCGATTATCTTATTTTCTACAAAGGTATATCTAACCTTGAACTCGCAAGCGTACGATTCAATTATTTTAACGAGGGCTTGACGAACTGAAATATAGTAGAAGCTCAATTTCCCTGTTCTAGTCAAGCTATCTACATTCCCTAATTGATAGCCTGTTCCTTCTAAAATTCCACTCAATACTTGTTCAGCGGTTCCCTTAGGACGCTTATTCTCGATGATGAATGAATGTAAATCACTTTCTGCTCTGTCTATACCTTGTATAGACAATCCAATATCATAGGACTTTTCAGAAATTCTAAACAAACAAAAAGCCCCGTCTCTTGATTGAAAACCAAAAAACTGGGCTTCTTTGATGATTTCAGGTTTGTAATCTACTGGTATTTCAAAACTTGCTCTATCAAACTGATTCAATTCAATCGTGTGTGTAAAATCCGCAAAGCTCGCTTCATCGATGACATCAATCAATTCTTCCGTCTGATTAAATAAATAAATCATGCGAACACCTCTTTGTACTGGATGTCATTCAATGTAGCGCCCTCAACTTGAAATGTATTCACGCCTTTTTGCAATTTAAAATATCGACTGTTAACCACATCAAAGTTCATCAACTCGTTTCGGCCATTTAACGTGATTTCTCTAGTTTCACAATTAATTACCAGACTTGAATCTTGAACGTAAGTAGCTTTTAATCTGATATATTTTTGAGTTTCAAGGTGTAAGACGCGAATTTCAGAACCTTCTTTAGTTGTAAGATACAAAATAGGATTTGTTGGAAAGTCACCGTTATAAGTTACCTTGTTGCTTCCTGTACTTTTAGGTTCAGTATACTTAAACGGGTCATAACAAATGAAATGTAGTTTGATAACCGTATCATTCGCATCTTCCAATTCAGGTTTCTTCACTTTTGAAAAGATAGCTTTGTAATATCTCTCTCCATCATCGCCAAACTCTAATTTCTTAGCTTGTCGAGAGAACAGCAATCGGTTTAACCGCTCATATTGTTTTCTCATTCCTAAATCAGTATAACCAGTTAGTCTGACCTGTACCTCAATCTCACGCTCTTTATAAGTCGCGCCATAGAGATATTGACCGTCTCGACCTTTTATATTCGCTGTTTCATGGTGAAAATCAAGGACGTCACGTCCCGTGGTATTCGCCACAAAAAACGTTCCGTCCTCGTTATTCATTTCTTGATTGAGGCTTACTCCACCAAATTGAACTTCTAGACCAGAGTTAAATGTTGGCGTGCCTTTTGTCGTGTCGTTAAAAGTATACATTTAAACCACCATTAAAGGCTTGAAGCCTTCAATCTTATCCTTTCCTCTTTATTTTGGACGTTTGAAATATCTGAAACAAAGGCTCTGAAATCATTAGAACCGAGAGCGAGGTTAATAACCGCTGGCTCTTTCGTCTGGTTGACTTCATAAGTAGCTGATAATGTGCCAGATACGTTATTTGAGAAATCGCCCTGCAAAGCATTTGACATCGCTGAAACTCTTGAGCCTGCATCGTCAAACATTGAACGAATACCGCCTGCCATTCCAGACACGTTGCTTTTCACAACTTCAAAACCGCTCATTAAAGCTCTATTGAAACCGCCCATGATAGCAAACCCTGCTGGAATCAGCAATCGACGGTCATAAGAGATAGGACCTTTGTGTGTTGCAATCCAGTTAGCAACTCCACCAATAAAATCTGTAACCGCACTCCAAGCAGCTTTCAAACCACCTAGGAATCCATCCATGATAGCTCGCCCAGCTCCTGATAAGTCGATGTTCCATAATCTATCAAAGAATCCACCAATTGCATCAATCGCGCTAGAAACTCCGCCCTTAAGTGCGTCCATCGCACCCAAGAAACCTTCTTTCATACCATTAGCAACATTTACTACCGTCTCTTTAATCGCATTAATTGCACCACTAATAAATTCTTTAATACCATCCCAGATTGTGGTCACAGTATCTTTAATAGCTCCAAAAACGGTACTAATGATGTCTTTAATTGCATTAATGACAGTTTCAACAACCGTCTTAATACCATTCCAAACAGTTTCCGCTATTCCTTTAATAGCCTCCCAAGCACCGCTCCAATCACCTTTAATAATAGCCGTCACCGTTTTGATGATGCCTGCTATCACGTTCAATACAGTTGAAATAATCGTTGAAATAACAGTCCATACAGTCTGGACGATTGTAGTAAATACATTCCAAATTGCATTCCATACATTTTGAACAATTTGCATGTATGTTGTAATCACGTTTTGGATAACTTGGATAGCGTTTGTGATAACTTGCTGAATAGCATTCCAAACCGATTCAACAACCGATGTAAGTGTATTCCAAACGTTTGTAGCGACCTCTACAATACCGTTCCAAATACCAGACATGAATTCTGCGAATCCATTCCACAAACCTTTGATTGTTTCGATGATTGGTGTGATGAATTCAACGAATCCATTCCATACATTCGTAGAAACCTCTACAACACCGTTCCAAAGATTAGTGAAGAACTCTGTAATGCCGTTCCATACGCCTTTAATCACTTCAACGACCGCTTTTACTACATTGACAATACCTTCCCAAACAGTCTTAGCTATTGAAACAATTCCGTCCCATAGCGCCGAGAAGAACTCTGTTAAGGCGTTCCAGACATTCATCAATGCTTCCACAATTGGTTGTGCGCCTTCTAAGAAGCTATTCCAAACATTCGACGCAAACTGTGTAATGCCGTTCCAAAGTCCAGAAAAGAACTCAGTAATGCTATTCCATGCATTCTTAATAGCGTCAATGACTGGCTTAGCTTTTTCAAGGAAACCGTTCCAAGCATTTGAAGCAGTTTCTTTTACTCCGTTCCATAGATTAGAGAACCACTCTACCATACCGTCCCAAGCGCCTTGAATACCTTTCCAAGCATTTGAGGCAACGTTGACGATACCGTCCCACAATCCGATAAAGAAGTTTCTGAAACCTTCGCATTTATTCCATAAAATAACAAAAGCTGCACCAATTGCCACGACCGCAGCAATAACCAATCCAACTGGACCGAGGAAAGCAACGATTGCAGAAACCGCAGAACCAATCCAACCGCCTACCTTACTAAAGATATTCAATCCAATCATTGCACCCTTAGCAAGTTTTGAACTTCCAGACAAGAGTGTTAATGCCGAACTAGCAGCTTGAGAACCTTTAGCGATACCACTTAAAATCTTTGCAACTCTTGCAAAGCTTGCTAAACCGCCAAAAATAGCCTTGATTGCTCCTGCTCCTTTGCTCAATCCGATTAAAGCATTTGCCAATAATTTTGTTGACCTTTGTGCCACTTTAAAGCCAATAAAAGCTGTGGCAATAGCTCTTATCTGTTCTGGACTTAGGCTCTGAACCACTTTAGCAAAAGCCTGTAATGCCTTTGAAACTGCACTTAAGGCTTTCCCAACCTTTTCGCCAAATGAAGCTGTATCTCCTCCAGCAAGTGAAGAAAATACTTTCTTAACTGCCTCCCAAACTTCGCTCAATGCCTGTTTAAAGTCAGAAATTGCGCTCGTATTTGTGAACCCTCGCCAAAATTCTTTGATTTTAGCAACTGCCGAACCAACAAACGAGGTTATTTTCTCAATAACTGCATCAAAATCGATTTTGCTTACAAAGTTTTCAATTCCTGTTGCCAATTTATTGAAATCAACCTTGTCAAGTTGGTTCATGATTGCCTCAAGTGCCTTGATACCTGCCTTCGACAATGTATCAAACGCTGGTTTGAGTTTGTTTGCGAGCGTCTCTTTCAACCCGTCCATAGCTTGGTCGATAGTTTTGTAGCTAGTAGCCATGTCCTGCATGGTCATACCTGCACGTTTAAACGCCTCAGCGAAATCATCCGTTTTAACTTCGCCTGCTTGAATTTTGAGAATCAAATCATTTAGTGACAATCCCATTTCTTTAGCAACGGCACTCATACCTGCTGGCGCTTGTTCCATCATGATACGAAAATCTTGCCAAGTAAGTTTAGGCTTAGCTAAAGCCTGCACCATTTGTTGAGAAAGAGACGTCATTGCTTGCTTAGGGTTCTCAGCAGACGCAGCAAGACCACCCATAGCTTTTACAAGTTCGCCACTATCGTTTCGACCGATTGCGGCCATTTGAGAGAACGTACTAGCCATATCTGAGGCTGAGTAGATAGTTTTCGTCGCATAGTCCTGCATAGCCTCTTTAGCTTGGTTGATTTGGTCTTTTCCCCAGCCTAACTTGCTGAGGTTCCCATCAAACGTATCCCAAGCTTTTTTTGAACTGTTCAATTCTCCGACCATTTCGCCCATAGTACTTTTGATACTTCCAAAAGCGGACGTAATCGCTGAACCAACAAGATTGGCACCAAGCATTGATTTGAACATTGACGAACTCTTATTTGAAATCGTATCAAACGCATTCGATGATTTTTGAAGTCCGTTGATTGCTTTTTGTAACCCGTTCAAAGTAGAACCCATTCCCTTATCGACTGCGGTTAATACCGCCTCGACTGAATAAGTTTCTGCCATTATATACCTCCTTTCTCATTACATATTCGCTCTCAGTAAGAGTTCTTTCTCTTTGTCTGAGAGTTGATACTTTTGTTTCGTATCTTTTTTCTTGTAAAAATCACTGTACTTTTTGTATAAAGGAGTTTTACCGTCCGACTTAGTAGCCTCTACCTGTCTAGTTAACCAAGCAGAACGATGTAAGAGTTCATCTTCATCTTGCTTTCTCAACAACACTCCAGTCATCAACAAGTCATACTCGTACATTGTCATACGACCGATATCGTTCATGTCAGTAATGTTTAAAAATCGGACACAATTTATAATGATTTCCTCAAACGTTTCTAGAGATGATTTCTCAATTATTTCTTCTTGAGACCTTGGTTCATCTCCTGTAACAAAGACTTTCCTGCGTTCGATTCGCTTAATTCTTGAAGTACATCATCAAATAATTTTTCTAGATCTTCACACTCTTCAACGTATGTTTCAACCTCAGTTAATGAAGGACGTGGGCTTTCTGTAACTGTTCCGTAGTAGATAATATCTGCCAATGATGCGATATTTTTAGCGTATAATTCTGGGATTTTAGCAGATAGAGCCATTCCAAATTTCAAGCCTTGTTGCTCGATTGGATAAGCTTTATCAAGCGCACGAACGAATTTCACTCCGAATTTAATGTTGTAAGTTTTATCATTGATTTTTAATTGCATTGTTATTTCTCCTTTTTCTAAAAAATACAATAAAAAAGAGAGGCGTTAACCTCTCTTAATTTCTAACCGCCAATTCCAGGCACGCCTGCTACAGGACTTGCTGGACTAGCTGTTCCTTTCGTTGTGTCAGCGAATTCATATTGAACCACTTCCGCTTGGCTAGTGTTAAGTGTTGCATAACCTTTAACCCCTGTACCGTTTACTGCGAATTCAAGTTCTAATTCGATTAAGTCTTCAGCGTTTTTAGTTTTCTTGAATGAAGTCAAGTAACCTTGATAATACACAGCCTCGAATTTGTCACCTTGTTTTTTAGCGTTTTTCTCAATTTCCCAAACTTCAACGAGTCCGCCTTTGTCCATAGCAGATTCTAATTTTGCAACAAGCTCATCGTCTTCCGCCATGATTGTTGTCGCTGTGATTGAAACCTCAATACCGCCTACAGATTGTAAAACTCCATCTTTAGTTTTAACTGAGTTAGTGTCACGGCTCTTTTCTGTTGAATGTTCAGTTTGGAATGCTAATTTAGCACCGTCTGCTTTGCTTGCTTCGCTTAGCAAGCGAAATAATAGGATACTATCAATCCCTTTTTTTGCAATTGGCATATTTATTTAACCTCTTTCCTTATAAAATTGTAAATACTAAACGAACACGACCACGCTTGAGTGGTTCGACTGTCGTGTTGTCATCAAAAAGCGATATTGTAGATTGCGAGATATTCAAGGCTAGATGATAACCATCCGCCTCGCTAATCTTCATCGCTTCGCTTAAGATACTCGAACACATATCTGATACTTGTTTTCGTTTTTTACGAGTACTCCATACCGATAAGACCAACTCGACTGTACCTTTCACATCCGTTTTATTTGGAACAAGTATGGAAGTCGTATCTTCCAACTCTACAAACGGATAAGGCGCGTCATCGTCTGGTTTATAATCGTATGTTTTGTACCCTAACAAAAGACAACGTTTAAACACGCTGTCAAAAACTGCTTGCTCTCTTGATTTCATTTAACCAACCTTTCCAAATCGTCTTTAAATAGTTTTTTCTGGTCATCAAAAGCTGGTTTGATAAACGGCTGTGCGCTCATTTTGCGAGTACCTAACTCAACATAAGCAGCGTAACTAGTGCCTGGTGCAACTTTATATTTAAATCTACCGACCTTGCTGCTGTTGACAGAAATAGAACGTTTTGTTGCCCCTGTCGGTTTAACAAAATGCTTGTTTTTTCCTCGGCCTTCATAGTGCCCTCTAAACTTGGATGCGTTGTTAACTGCTTTTTTTTGCATATCTTCACCGTGTTTCTCAACGATACGTTCAACCTCTTCCATTTTAGCGACCTTTTGAAGTTTCTTTTGTAGCTTTTCAAGGCCTTTTAATTCAAATTGCATACTAGCCAATGGAATTATCCTTTTCTAAATAGAATACTCTTCCAGACTGCTTATCTGCTCTACTCTTATAGCGTTCATTTCGATACTTGAGATAATCGAATGAGATTTTAGGTGCATTTTGGAAATAAACCACTTTTGAACCACGTTTATACTCTCCAAAAACTGCGACTTGCTTATCAATCCCCAAGTCCATTACATGAACTGGAACGATAATTTTTTCTTCTTCATTAGAAGTATATTCGCCTGTTTCTGGATCATACTCTTCTTGTTTCTTAGTGATAATCTCCACTCTTTCGTTATATCTCATAG